ACCCGCAAATATTCGACGGTCGGTACGACCATGTGCCAGCCGTCAAAACTCACGACTAGGAGTCAGTCATGGATGAGGTTAGCCGTTCGTTTGGACCCCATGTCTGGCTGCTCTATGTCGTGCTCTGTGGTGTATCTGCCGCAGCATGGTGGCTAGCGCAGAATATTCTTATCCCGGTGCGAGATGATCACCGGGAGTTCCTTAAAGAATTGCGTGGCAGCATCAAGGACATCTCGTCTACTCAGCACGACCTTGCAGACACGGCAACTGTCATCTCCGCAAAAATCGATACACTAGGGTGCAGACCGCAACCCCGCAACTCAGGGATCACACCACAATGATGCTCGCAGCGCTGCTCGTACTAGGTCAGCTCGTCGTACCTGCTGAGGTGCGCGGCGAGGTGGCTGAGTTTGTGACGGTGATCGCAACGACTGAGGGCAAGGTTGTCAGATACGTAGCGCTCGATCAGGGATTGCAGGTGTTCCCTAGCTCGCTACTAGCTAATCAGCGAGCGACAGTGGTCACGAGCGCAAAGCCCGGCAGGTATCGCCTGCTCGCATATACCAGCGTTGCCGATGTGCCAACTGAGCCAGTCATCACGACCGTGATAATCGGCAGCTCGACTCCACCAGTACCACCGATTGACACGCTCGCTGATGCGCTCGGTGGCATCTATGGCGGATCGCAGGAGAAAGACAAGGCCACGACGCTCGCACGACTGCTGACGCTCTATCGGGCAGCGCCTGCGACTATCCGGTCGCCGACGATCACGACCACCGAGCAGCTCTATGCCGCCATGGTCGCCGCTCGCAAAACCGCTGGCATCGCTGACGCTGCCCTATCGCCAGTCAGAGAGCGTATCGCGGTCGAGTGGACCGCAGTCATGGGCGCAGACGATCGAGCCCTGACGCCTGATCTACGCGACGCAGCGATCACATTATCAGCCCGCATCGTGTCAGCTCTGGAGACGATCCGATGAATAGCCAGTATGTGCCGGGATGGGTGGACGATAAACAAGCCGTGGACGACATCGTCGCAACCTGCGTCGATGCGGATATCAGTAGTACGCCAATCGGCTCGACTCCTATCGAGGATCTGCCCGATCACGTCTATCTCTGGGATCTCGCTCGCAAGGCAACTGGCGCTCTCCTGCCTCCACGCAATCAGGGCAAGGTCGGTAGCTGCGTAGCGTTCGGCACTGCCCGCGCCATCGAGTACACCATGTGCGCCGAGATCGTCGCTGGCGAGTCCGAGCAGTACATACCGCTCGCCACTGAGCCGATCTATGGTGGTGCCCGCGTCGAGGTCGGTGGTGGCAGCATCAAGGGTGATGGTGCGATCGGCGCTAACGCTGCGGCTTGGGTGCGAGATTGGGGCGTGCTTGGCCGTGAGGAGTATCTTGGCATCGACCTGCGTGAGTACTCAGAGTCTCGATGTCGTGAATACGGCAGCAAGGGTGTGCCCCTCGAGCTGGAGCAGATAGCCAAGATCCACCCGGTGCGAGCCGTCACGAGAGTGCGCACATGGATCGATGCCAAGCGCGCACTCAGCAACGGCTACGGCATTGCGATGTGCTCGTCGCAGGGATTCACGATGACTCGAGATACTAACGGTATCGCGATGGCTGCTGGCACGTGGCAGCATTGCATGTGTCTCTGTGGTTACGCCACGATCACTGGCCGCGAGTATGGCCGCATCGATAACTCATGGGGCGCATCATCGCACACTGGCCCAGTAGGACCGGGCAGCCCTGGGCCAGAAGGATTCTATGCCAGCAGCAGCACCATCGAGGCGATGCTCAAGTCTGGCGACTGCTGGATATTCTCCAACGTCGAGGGATTCCCGACACGCAAGATCTCATGGATCATATAGGAGGCTGATATGGTCGAGCACATCGAGCGAGTACGACGATTGGCACGCGGGCAGGAGGGCTGGAGCCAGCTCTGCCTGACCAGCGCAACCACAGTATTGAGCGAGGCGCTGGTCAAGGCGCACACCTTGCAGGCGATCAAGGTACGCCCCGGTCAGCCAATACCAGATCCTAAACTGCTACGCGTATGGGCTGAGGAGGCATGTGATGCAATCCTTGCCGACCCTGAGTATCCAGACGGTCACGGCTGGCGCATGCTGGCTGAGTTTTGCACTGACCTGATCCGCACTCACGTGCTCGAGGCTGCCAATGTTTAACGCATTGTCTCGCTGGCTCGATCGCCTTCTCACATCGCCCGGCGTGGCTGATGTCTACGGCGGCACTCCTCGATCTCCGAGATGGTCAGCGGTAAGGCGCAAGCACCTCGAGCAGCAGCAGAAATGTGAAGCCTGCGACCGTGTGACCTCGCTCGAGGTACACCATGTGATGCCCTACCATCTGTATCCTGAGCTCGAGTTATCGCCCGGCAATCTCATGACGTTGTGCGAGGATTGCCATTTCATTTTTGGCCACTACAGCGACTGGCGCAGCCACAATCCGCTGGTGAGAGTCGATGCCGCGGCATGGCTCGAGAGAGTACGATCACGACCACAGGGGTGAGTTATGACGCTGCCAAAGATCTCGTGTCTATGCCCAACGTATGGCAGGCCTCGCCAGCTCGAGCACGCCATCGAGTCGTTTCTACGGCAGGATTACGCAGGCGAGAAAGAGCTGATAATCCTTAATGACTACGGCGATCAGACGCTGGTATTCGCTCATCCGCAGGTCAAGATCTACAACGTGGCAGAACAGATTCGCCCACTTGGGGCAAAGTTCAACGCGACCGCATCACTTGCCACTGGCGACCTATTAGCGATCTGGGAAGACGATGACATCTACCTGCCATGGCGGCTCAGCTACAGCGTCGAGCATCTCGACAGTAATCGCATCTATCACACGGCTAGCGCGTGGTTCGAGGAAGACGCTCACAAGCTTACGGCAAGCCGCAATCTCTACCATTGCAACCTGATGATGAGTCGTGAGGTGTTTGACTCAATCGGCAGGTACAGCGAGGTCAGAGATAGCGGATCGATAGACGTTCTGCTCTTCGATGAACTGCGCAAGCGCTACGGCACCATCACGCAGGAGATCGAAGACAGAGATCGGTTCTATATCTACAGATGGGGCACCAGTGGCGGTTATCACGCCAGCGGCTGGAGCACCAACATAGTGAGCGAAATGGCTGCCAATCATCTGAGACAGCACAATACGACACGCGGTATCGTCGAGCTCACGCCGCATTGGCCGTATGAGTACACGGAGTATCTCCCATGCGCACGCTAGACCAAGCATTTCTCGATGCGCTCAATCGGCCCAGTGATATTTCAGAGCATCTCGAGACGATCCGCTCGCACGCTGCTGGATACCAGCACGTCACCGAGATGGGCGTGCGCGGTGGCGTCTCCACCTGGGCTCTACTGTCTGCGAGACCGAAACGATTGGTGTGCTACGACATCCTGCCGATCGACATGAGCGAGCATGCCCGCATCGCGGCTGAGGAGCATATCGATTTTGAGTTCAAGCAGCTCGATGTGATCGAGGCAGACATCGAGGAGACCGATTGCCTGCTGATCGACACTTGGCACACGTACAGCCAGCTCTGCGCAGAGCTACAGCTCCACTCGCCGCGCATAAGAAATAATGGGCACATTATCTTACACGACACATATACGTTCGCTTATATCGATGAGCCTGCCTACCCTCACGCATCGAGCGCAGCTCTGCGATGGGGCAAAATGAGCGCTAAGCGCGGTCTGCGCCTAGCGCTCACGGAGTTTGTCGATCGCATGCCCGACTGGCGCATCGTGCTAGATCACCCGCACAATAACGGGCTCACAATCCTGCGCAGATCAGCCTAGGATCTCACGCAGGAGCCAGAGAGTCCAATACAGCGTCCAGCCGAGCGCTGCCGAAAGAAGGCCAGCGCCAAACCAAGCAAGCGTCTCGTCATATCGTGTCGGTGGTGATCGCTCATCCATGGTTAATGCTGACCTTTTGCTTTGTTAATTGCTTCTTTAAGGTCTAGTAATAAGCCAAAAGAACCAGCCATCATAACAATTTGTTCGTTGTTTTCTTCAACCAAATGCAGCGCCCGTTTGCACGCCTCCAAGAGATCAGGTGCAGCCTCAATTAAATCGGCATTGGCCATGGTCTCAGTCATGTCAGGCTTGCCGTTTTCATCGTGAAATACATAGGAAACTATGTTCCCAGTCTTGTCTACTATGACTGCTGCCATCCCTATTTCTCTTAACTTATCGTCGGGATTATCTACAGCTTCCCATGGTCCTAGTGTGTGATTGTTCATCGATACCTCACGCATGCGTACCAGCCGTTGCGACCACGTACCACCGACTGCTCGACGATTGGCCGCTGGCCGTAATAGCAGCAGTTGCGAAGAGCCTGCGCTGCTGAGCTCGAGCTAAAGCCGACGCCTTCAAAGCGATACGACCCGCCACGGTGTGCCATGCGCCCCTGCGCAGCGCTTGTGCTAGCGCTCTGGTAAGCGCTCTGGCCGATCATCAGTCCTGCAATTAACGTCAAAATCACGGATCACCCCTCGCACCCAGTCCTGTACCATCAGCTGATCGCCCACGCGGACGACACAATTCTGCCTGATGGCATCTCTCATGCGCTGTATTTCGCGCTCGAGTTTTAGTATGCGCTGCTGCGCCTCCAGCAACCAATCAGCCTCGTCACTGGTCATATGTCGCCCTCAGCATCTCGAGGCATCTGATCGCCTTGTCGATATCTTGCACGCCATTTTTAAGCGTATGACGCCAGACATACTTGGCCGCATTACCCGCTAAATATGCTCGATATCCGAGAACACCAAGCCCTGCCAATTGCGCCCGAGCGCAATCGACATCAGAGCCATCACGCGGATCATAATGAGCCGGGTTGATCGGATCCATATCCCATACTCCGTAGTACACGCCTCAGGCGTTGTAACGCGTTGCGCCAGTTGCGCGAGACGGCTGCTCGCACCTGCCCTAAATCCTTGGCAGCACACGCAAACGACTGATCATTAAGCCATGCCTCGACTGCATACCGTTCATGTGGCAGACAAAATAGCAAAGCCCTGCCAACGTCTCTAGCCACGACTATTGAGTCCTCAGCAGATCCGATGATGTCCTCATATGGAGCAGCTAGATCGTAGTCGCCAATCGTGCCCACTCGCATCGTTTTGCGACGCTCGACCTGCCGCTTGACATGATGTGCGCGCTCACGCCTGACGATCTGGTATACCCATGTCGAAAACGCACCACGGGCAGGATCGTAAGAGTCCATGTGTCCAAGCACCCATGCGATCATCGATTGTGTCCAGTCCTCAGGATCTAGGTCTACAGGCTGGAATCGTCGCGCGGCTGCGTAAACCAAACGTAACTGATCGTCAGTCATAACACTCTCGGCAGTATGGTCGTAGATGTCCAGTGCCATCGGGCTGGCTGCCACCATACTCCTCGACACGATCACGCGCCCACAAGGGCAGAGATTTTTTATTGCGGCACATTGCCCGGCGACAATTGCAGCAATCCATGATGATCGCATCCTCAGGCAATTGCAGCACACGACCTGATGCGTCCATGGTCGAAACCACGACTCCGCTATCCTGCATGCGATCACGCACCTCGAGGTATTGCTGCCGAGCCAGCAGCAATGCCTTGGCCTCAGTCGCATCGATGCGCTCGATGCCACGGCGACCCTCCTGCGGCACAGTACTCGATGGTCGTGTCGCTCGGACAGATACGCGGATCTGATCATCAGGATGTGTCG